TTGTATTTACCGCAGCAATAAGAGTGGCACACTCCTCCAAAGATAAAAAATTCTCAACAATTCCAAGTTGTGTAAAAGGAAAATTAAACCAATTGATATTTTTTTCTTTTAAGTTAGTATAAAACCAGGGATAATTTATTTTTGAAGGTTTTGATTTAAAGTCACACGCATCAATTAAATGTTTAATATCAGAAACAGAACAGCTGTAATACTCTTGAAAGTGGCGCATTACTTGCGTTTTGCTGGCTCCAGAGACAGCTGCGGTCATGAATGCTGTCGCAAGTTCCGTGTTCATTTGATTTTTAAGTCCACACCTGAGTAAAATATAAAGGTTCAGAGATGTATTTGCAAGTGGAAGCGGTGATTTTTTTTATCGTAACGTACGGCGGTGCGTACTTCTTTGAAACTTTTTTATTGGATCTCTTCTTGAAGCACTCTGATGACAAGCTCAGCGCCAAATCCAGTTTTTTTTCTAAAGGATTACGTTTCAGAACGCCTGCCACAACTACATCAAGGAGATTTTGAAACACCAGGGGACCCGCCAAGTTTTGCAATAGATCAGCGTTACATCCCATTTCATGATCCTATCCACCGAATTTAATCCCTTTTTTAATCACGGCTGTTAGAATTACGATATGGATTGGGCGATTTGATGGACGCCAATGGTCTGAACCTTTCGATGGACGCTGAGTTTGCTATCCATGCTGCTGCTTTTGCCATCCGTGAGATGGACAGAGACGAGCTGGAAGAAACCTTTTTAGACCTTCTCCATCAACGTGCCATGGACAGACAGATGTTTTTAAACATTTTGAAGGACCATGGCATTGATGCCGATATCAATTTTAACTACCTCACGCAGAATCAACTCTCTTAATAACAATGGCTGTCACCCGTACTATTAAAGGCACCCTGGATAAGCTGCAAGTCAGTGGGGGTACTGAAATCACTTTCTTAGGTCCAACTACAGCTGGAAATGTTGGTGATTTGACTCGTGCCTTTCGTGTAAACCCAGCAAATACTGGCGACATCATTGTGAAAATTGATAAAAGCTCAGCTTTAATCGATATGGAAATTTTCCAAGAAGACTCTTACGTAGCGGGTTCTGCTCCTTCCGGTTACGTTAAATTTTTTAACATTTTTAAAGCGGGTAAGGGAAAAGGTGCAGTAGGTATTACCGTTACTAACGCTGCAAAGGACTATATTGTGTTACTGACTTTTGATGACTACAGTGAAGCATCGTACACCGGCAGCGTCGTCGTCCCATAAAAAATACAATAGTACTTTCCTTAACGATACTGCTGTTCAGTTAATTCAATATTACACTCCGGCCAGAACACATTGCGGTTTTGGCCGTTTTGCTGCATATCGTACTGAGCATGGAGAATGGTGCATTGGCTACGGTAGTAAGCGAATTGGTAAACGCTGGGTGAGCGCTTTTACCAGGGCAACATTGAAAGAAATTGAAGAACAATTGGTGCGGGATCTAGAGGAATTTGCACCAAAAGTTGCACACTATATTGCTATGCCAACCAATCCCAAAAAACGCGCAGCCCTTATCAGTTATGCACATAGTATTGGTCTAGCTGCCTTTAAAGAATGCAAGCTGTTGGACTTGATTAATTCACGTGCTTCTAAGAATACCATTATCAAGGAGTGGAGCCCTTTTATCAATTCTGAATACAGGAATGCAAGTCCATTTTTAAAAGAACGCAGACGTGTTGAGCTCAACACATTTTTAGCTTCTGATGATCAAGTTCCACTTTTTACTAAACACAAGTGCCCACTAAAGCACTGTTTGCTTAATATTGGTGAAACGTATATGGGAACGCCGAATCAAATCAAAGCAATTGAATATTTAGAGCGGAAAGTTGCCGACTGGGATCCAACTGGAGAAACTATACGTCGTTTTTTTCGTTATTGGAATCAATCCCCAAATGGCTTGGGATCTCTAAAAAATTTGTAGTTCCTTGTAACCAATCAAGCATATCAAGCAATTGCCAATTTTCATCGTATTCATTTAAAATTTCAACCGGCAGTTGGTTCATCATAAGTTGTGAGTAAACGCAGTAAATACCATTTGCTTTTTTCTAAATCTTGTTTAGGATTGCCTTTGTTCTTGTAACGCCAAAGATATTTTACACAGTTTCCTCGCAAATATCCGCGAAACTCTTCTAATGTCAGCTGTGCTTCAATGGCTTCAATGCATTCAATATTTCCAGATGCGTAATGTGACGGACTGTTGACCATGTCTTCCATGGGTTTGCTGCTGTCAAAATGGTCTTATGAAGATAAAGACTAGCACAGATTACGACGTAGACAACCGTTACAAAGGGACTGACGGTGCAGCAGATAATACTGCTGGAAAACAGTTTCTTAATAAATATTTAAACGCAGCTAAAGCTGTAGGCGTCAGTAGTGCAGGAACATTAGAAGAAAAACGCTTAACCGAACAACGTAAAAGAACAAACCACTTCCTTTTGGGTGGAATGGGAGGCACGGTTTCTATTGGGTCACTTAATCTAGGCCAGCAACTAACCAACACTGATACAGCTTATCGTTTTAAAAATGCTTTTAGTGCTCCGCGTTCTCCAATTGAGCGAACAACTTCCCACGTTGACTAATAAATTACTTTACCGATGTTTGAAAAAATTTCAATAAAACGATCTGCCTGGTTAAAACCTAATTCAGCTCTAGGAAGATAGACAAAATACCCCCATGTAAAGCTAGGAGCAGTGACAGTTAGCGTTTTTCCATGTATTAAATTACATCTATCTTTAGGAATACATACCGGATAATCCCAAATAGATAGACATGTCCGCATTACTTCATGATTTGTTGTATAAAATAAAGCTTCTGGAATATTACGCAATTTCCATTCTTTTTCTAATCTTTTAAACCAAATTGCAGAGGGAGCTTTACATTTTGAACCTCCTCCACGTAGCCCCCAACGCCATGTTCCTCTTTTTTGATTAAAAGAACACCGCCCATACGTTGGTGGAAATAAGTAAGTTACACCTGTCCAGGGTATATCAATATTCAATCCATCTTCTTTTAACGTATAAATTTGGCGCGCCCTTAAAAATTGATTATTTGCAAGATGAGTTGAACAGGGATCTAAATCAATGTCACCCAACAGAGCATCAATGTAAGGCAAATATTCAACAGGAGTAAGCCAATCATCAACAACATTTGTAATGCGTGATAAATAAGCATACTTTGGATATGGAAAAACCCGCATTAAGTAACGATTAATCCTTTGGTTGGTTTTTCAATATTGTAATGAATAAGCGACATTTGTTTATCATCTTGAATAATAAATAAAGCTTCTTTATCAGCCTCAAGAGCTTCTGCTCTGGCAATAGCTTTCTGCATCACTTCTGCTGGACCTTCCATATCTTTGTTTCGGAAATCATCCAGTGCATTAATCATGTGGGGAACAGTCAAATAAAACATGCTATCCTTTTCTTGCTCTGCTCTAGGTACGTACACGATAGCACCTGGCCCCTCATTGCAGTAAAAAAACATGTAATGATCGCACATGTCTGCACAAATGCGTTCAATTGTTAATTGAATAAGGGTTTGCTCAGCCTCACTTGGATTGGACAAGTAAAGGCGAGAAAGCAGTTCTTTGCGACGGTTGGTCATGGTTTTAATTTATTAGCAGTATTTTAACAAAAATTTTAAAAAAATTAAGTAGCGGTACCCTCACCTGGTACCTGCCGAATAAAATCGCTTAAACCGGAACGCTTAAGAGTTTCCCGAATTTTTGGCAAAGGGCAGTAGATGACCACCTGTTTATTCAAATTACCCATTTTTTTAATAAGTTTACCTTTTTCGTCTTTTAATTTTGTTAATTCATTTTGACGAATCAGGTACTCAGCAACACAACGGTACCTGCGTTTGGTCTGTAAGTCAATATCCGTAAACCGTTCGCAAATTGTAGCGGGCTGCATATCACTAAACGTAATGCGAATTTGATCTGCTAAAGATAAACCCAAAATTATGTCATTGCTGCTAGTCTCATAGCTTTTTAATAGCTCTAAATAACGTTGCAAATCCGGTGTTTTAAAGCTGCCAGAGGGGGGTATAAACATGCTTACTTGCTCTGCCAATGAAGATTTAAGTTTTTCTTTATAATTTTCAGTTGTTACTTCTGCAATATTTAAATCTGTAAATCGATAACTTAGATAGCGTTTCGACAGTGTCGGAGCAGCAGTGGTGCCCGGCTCTTCCTCTAAGTGTTCTTCATCCCAGTATTCCAAATCCATGTACAAAGTCGTTTATATTTCGTCATATCTTAGCGAATTTTTTGAATTTTTCCACTGTCTCCGATGTTCCATTCGCAAAACCCACTCGTAATACATCCGCTTGTCTTCCATATCACGAAAATTCCCAGGAAGAGGCTTTCCACCATAGTTACAAGCTTCCCACAAGGCATTAGCTAAATTTTTTTGTTGTGTGGTCAGTAAACCGACCATTGTCTTAGTAGACATTATGGACAAAAGTTCGTTAAAATGCTCCCATACCGGACTGTCTTCATCATGCGTAGGCCCATTACCGTCGCTGAGTTGCTTTTGATCTTGATTCTTGTCCCTTTTGGGTTCATTGGTGCTCAACATTTGTATGGATTCGTGACTGATAAAATACAAATAGAAATTAAAATGAAGTAAAGCTGTGAGCCCTGGAGCACCTTCTGCACCTGTATCTTATATTCCGACACCAACTCCTGCCATCACGTATCAGTCGCTGGTTCCGAAACAAAGTTACCAGGATGCGGCTGAGTATTTACGCAATATAACAGGACAGCTCAATAAACAGCTACAGACGCAGTACCAGCAAGTAGGTACACCTGCCGAAATCGGGGCGCGTCAAGCCGGAATTCGTGCAAAAGAAGCTGCTAGTTATTTAGCTTCTATGCCTAGAGAAACCTTTGGTACTCCTGCTTATGAATCTTTACAAAATGCATTTACCCAATCACAACAAGATTACGGTGCAGCATTAGAAAAAGCAAAAACTGCGCCAGCATATAATCAGTTTCAGTATGCATATCCTATGTGGGCAACGCATAGCGATGAATCTTGGGCGGTAAAGCCAGATACAAGCAAAGCAAGTAATATTGCTTCTTCTACAACTAATCCAACCGAAGCCGAAAAAGAAACAGCTGCTACGTCAACCACACAAGGGAAATTAGTTGATCAATATCGTCAGCTGTTAAAGTCAGGCAAAACAGTATAATAATTTAAGGTTTAGCATCTGCCAAGTATTCAATAGGCAGTTGATGCGGATCAAAGCCTTCTACTGGTGGAATATTTTGTGCTTCTTCAACCCAATCAATATACACGTCTTTTAATACATCAAAATTTTCAATAGGAACCAGCATAACATCTCCCCCTGCGTATTGAATTCTATAGTGTTCATTATTATCTGTTACATCATTTAAAATCTCGTCAAAGTTTTCTTCCAGTTGCTGGAGCGTTACGACTTTCATGATTTTAAAATGTTTAACTGCCAATTAGCTTAGCAGAAATTTCATTAAGGGGATACGCCACTTCTGGTATACCCGAGCCCACTGGTTGAGTTATAGGGATAATTAACTTTTGTACCTGCAATTGTCCCAACCGAACCAAAATCAAAAAGTGCGTTTGGAGGGTTCTCAGTATCTAAACCAAAGTCAAGAGACTGACTGGCCACTTCATTGACATAGCGCCAATCACTTAAAGTAGAGTTTAAAGTAAAAGAGTAAGTGGTTTCAATATAGCGAATATCGTTTGTAATTAAAATTATGTAAGTACCTGGATCAAGTACGTCGCTTGGGTAATCAGCTTGATAACCTTCAGTACCATCATCTGAATCACTTTCAGCTAATCCGGTTTCTTTATAAACATATCCAGAATCATTGATTGGCAGCTCTCTTCGATGAGTCCCATCTTCTATTTTGTAGACAGCAATAAGAGTGTTTCGATTTGTATTAGATTGATATGAAGTTGGGCTGTAATTCTGTGTAACAGATAATGCCCGAGCTGCTGTTAACTTAATTTGATAAAAAGTAGACTGAATTCGGGTTTTTCCGCCGTGAGTATTGGAAATTGTAATGCTGCGAAAAACCGAATTAAAGTCCCCAAGATCAATGGGATTATTAATACTATCTCCCGGACGGGGCGGAAGCGGATCGCTACCAAAATAGGATGTAGGACCGTATGCGGTAGGGCCAGTACCACCTGTAGGATAGGCTTCTACAGTCCCTAAATTATAAAAACCAAGGTTGACCGGTATCGTTGTTAAAAATCTTGCCAACTGTCTAGCCCTTTAGTACATCTATTTTAGCAAATGCACTAAATACGTTTTACTCAGTTTTTGTTAACAACCCTGTGTATAAACCATTATTTCTACCGCTTTGTTGATAACAATTCTCAATTGCAATAGCGCGTTCTGGGTAATAACCCTCTTCTTCTACAGTTTTAATTAACTCGTAACTTAAACGTTTTTCTAAGCAGCGGCGCTCCAAGTCCGCTTCCTCCTTGGTGTCAAACCATTCAGTAAAATGATTATCGGGACCAATCCGAATATGCCCTGCATACTTAGGATTTGATTGGTGCCAGCAGCTAGGAACTGTATGGCTAATCTTGGAGTTTACTTTTGAGGAGGTCACGATTTGCTCTGGCATGCTCAAATATGTTTCCGTAGCTCAGGTTAACTACGGAAATCTCAGTAGGTGTGGGGATTGATTCTACATCCCGGATCCTTAAATGGAGCGGGTTGCAGCACAAAATACTGCAGCCGGGCTTGTGGAACGTCCGCAACTTCCCAGTAAATCCACGAGAAGTCCAGAATGCAACACGTGCTGCAGACTGGGTTTTGCCGCTAAAGAAGGGAGCCGGGAAATATGCTTGCGTCTCGGTATTGTTTTTCTTTGTAGAGCCAAGCCAATGCCAGCATTCATCTTGACCCTTAATATCAACTTTTTCCCAGAATTTTTTTACGGTCCAAAAAGAATCAAAGTCAAAATTTTTAACGTCGATTGCGCAGTATTCGTTTTTAACTTTATCCATACAATCTAAACATTCTCCCATTAAACCAAAACGGCCCTTATGACCGGGGTGGTTCCGCTTGTACCAAGGGCAGCGGGCTTCAGCAGATTGCTCAGGCATAGCTAATGTACTTGCAGATGCTACGGACAACATGGTAGGGAAGATTGTAAGACTTGGCTAGGGACGTGAGTGATGTGTTTTCGGTTTCGTACTTGAGACGCAACTCTTTAATTAATTCAGGTGTTACCCTACTACGTTTCCGCCAGCCACGTTCAAAACAAATGTCCTGCTTGGTGCCCCAATAACAGTGATTTGGGTTAATGCAGTAAACCGATGTGCATTGGGATTTGCGGACCATCATCGGTTTTTCGTCCGTCGCATAACTTCCTACGACTGCCAATGCCAAGGGACGCGCATCGGTTCGTTTAAAAAGGGCTCGCGTGGAGTGACTTGTAGAAAAATCTTTAATTTTTGATTTTAAAACCGTTTTTAAACACCAACAGTTCTTTACACCAAAAAGATCTTGAAATTGATTAAGGATTTGAACGAAATAAACGAAGTCCTGTGGCGTTAAAGAGTGTTCGTTAAAGAACTCCAGGGTCCTGTCTGCACTGTTTTCCAATGTAGGGGAAATTTTGGACCGTTTTAGCGTAGCCGAAAAGCCTTGAGGTGTCAAGGTTATCAAGAATCAGTTTTTGATGTACAAGGATCACGGTTTTAGGCATATTTTTCTTTAGTAGAAGTAAATAGGGGTTATTTTCTGTAAATGAAAAGCATACATAAAAAATTGATGTACCGTTTTCACTTACAGGAAATAACCCCTATTTCTCTCTCCCGTAGTAAATACCGGAAAAAACTGTGATCCTTGTACATCAATTCAAATCTATTGCGCTGCAGTCATTCTCATACCCTCTCAATAAGCCCCCTACATAAAATATAGTGTTACTTGTCATATTTTTTGAAATATTCCTCATATTGCTGGGCATATACAAGGGCACAATGATACGGTTCGACATATCTACACATGGAAGCTGATGCATTGCACACACGGTGGACTTGATTTCCGTGGCAATCTTCACCAAATTCGATAGTGGAACCGTTAGGAAAAGTTTGAATAACTTCCATGTCATTAATCTGTTGACCCGTATTAGTATTGTAGTAAAGGAATTGTTGTAAGTTAAGTGCCTGGTTTTAATCCGTATGCAGCAGCTGGTGTACCTACGCCACAAGTAACCAATCCTTTGGCAGCCAGTAAATATGCGTCTTTGTATAGAAAAGGTGCGACAAGCGGTACTTTAAAAGGGGATCCGCTTGCTAACTTTTTAGGTGGCTTGTTTGGTCGTCCAGCATCTGCAGAACAGATGGGACCTCAAATTCCTCCAGGTTTAAAAGCACCTCCGGCCCCTACTCTGTTCTCTCCGCAAGCAGCCGCAACACTTGGTGCAACGCCTGTTCCTGCAGGCCGTGGACCTACCCCCATCATTCAAGCGGCAGACGAAGAGTACAATCGCCTAAAGTCCCAGTACGGCGGCCCAGCTGGTGTTGAACAGCTGGCAATGCAAACCAGCCTGCCTACAGGATTCATTCCTACTGGTGCCAAGGGTCCCGCCAGCCTGAAAGATTTTTATTCAGCTGAACGTCAAGTTGGTGGTCGTGATCTTGAATCGATTATTCCGAGCTTGACTAAAGGCTTAGATCCTACACAAACTAAAAATATAACTGAGTGGGCAACAGCTAACCCAATGCTTGCTCAGCGTGAGTATGCCAAGAGGATGGGTGCCCAACAAGAAGCAGCAGGTTACGGTGGTTATGGCGCTGGACAACCTGTGGCTGATCCAGCACTCATGAATGTAACAGGTTCTTTCTTCCCTGGCGATCAATCAGCTCCGATTGGAAGTTCTCCTCTTAATCCAATTCAAGGTTATTCTGTTCCCAATTCTGCGGTATCTCCGCAAGCAGCTTATAGCTCTAAATTTGGGCTCAATGGTAACTTTGGTACTCCAGGGACTGTAGAAAATGCATTTATTGCAGGAGCGGCTAATTCAGTGCCTTCACCTCCTTCTGATAATAGTGATTTTAATTGGCGTATGGATGCAATAAATCGTCAAAAAGCACAAACAAATTTACAAAATACTCTCCCTGCTTTTTCTGATTACTGGAATCCAGCACAATAATCATGAATGAGTTGCTTCCTACAACAAATACACCACAGGCTGCTTTATCTGCAGCCAATAAGTGGAAACAGTATTTATCTAATCAGCAACAAACTGATGGGCTTACTTTCAATGTACCCAATATCGAAGGGTATGGTGGGGGCCAGGTTCGCATTGGAGGGACCACCTCTACTTTAGGACAAGTCCCTGTCAGCCAACGTACACTTGGCGGAATCGTAAATGGCGGTCTGTATGGGGGAGCCAACACAAGTATTAACGTACTTTCTTAATCATGGGTGATACTGATTTTCCTACAATTTTAGGCAACGGTGGAAGTTCTTATGGATTTCTTCAGGGATGGAAAGAACGTCTACAAGGTGGAAGTGTAGATAATACACAACTTCCAACAACAGGTGAATATGCTCAATATCAACAAACAATGCAGGATGGTCAATTTTCCCCTGTAGACATCAATTATGGTCAGTTTGCTAGTACACCACAAGGAAGCACCGGAGGAAGCACGGGAGAATTTGATCGAGATTACATTGAAAAAATGAATCAACCAGTCATGCCAATGCCTGATTGGATGCGCCGTAATCGTCCCAACCCCAATCCACCAACCACTGGTGGCACAGGAGTGCAGCAAGCTTTTGACGGTATTCAATTTCCCACTCCATTTGGCGGAGGTTTTGATATTGCGGCAGGACCTAGCTTTGAAATCCCTAAGGGACAAGGGGCATTAGGGAGGAGAAGTGGTGAGCAGTTACAAAGAATTCAAGAAAGTGGAATTCAAAATCAACAACTGCAGCAAGAGCTTGAACGTCGCGGTATGCTACCAAGGGGAATCCAATTACCACCTGTTTGAGCATGCCAACACAGTTGATTAAACGGTACTTTGAAGAAGTTGCCCGCTGGATTCGCAATGATCCAGAATATGATGATTTTGAATATGGTACTGAACCAATCAGGGGTGACCGCACTTGGTGTAAGAAATGTTCAACTTGCGAGTGCAAATTAAAACAAACCAATCAAGATACCGTAAAATAAAAGAAAAGTAGATTTGAATTATGTCATATATTGGCACTCAACCAACTGCTGGCTCATATCGAAAATTAACTGATATTTCCAGTGGTTTCAATGGATCTACTACAACATTTCAACTATCGGTACCACCGGGAACAAGTGATTATTACGTTACACCTTTAAGCACATATCAGTTATTGATTTCAGTCAACAACGTTTTAAAAAACCCAGGCGTTGATTATACTCTCAACGGTAGTCAAATTGTTTTTACAACTGCACCTGCCACTGGAGTAAACTTTTTTGGTGTATTGATGGGGGATGCAGTCAGCATCAGCGCACCAGCAGCAGGCACCGTAACATCTTCTACATTAACAAATGATTTAACAGTTGTACATAATGCAGGGAGTGTAACCACACCTAGCGTTACAACAACAAATAATCTCAATACAGGTATTTATTTTCCTGCTACAAATAATGTTGCTGTAACAACTAATGGTGTACAGCGGATTCTTTTTGATGCCAGTGGCAATACCAATGTTGTTGGGTCCTTGCGATTATCCGGATCCACATCTGGTTATAACGGATTTAAAGCAGCCGCTGTGGCAGGTTCTACGGTATGGACACTTCCAACTGCAGATGGTACAGCCAATCAAGTTCTTAAAACTGATGGTTCCGGAAATTTAGGCTGGGTCAGTAGTTCTTCTGGTGTTTTTGGTGCTGGTTCTGCCACTTCACCATCAGTTGCAATTGGTACTGGTGCTACCTATACGCCAGGATTATATTCTCCCGGTACTGATCAGTTAGCTGTCACCATTGCTGGCACAGGACGTTTATTTTTTGATAGTGCTGGAAAGGTTGGGATTGGCGTCTCAAGTCCGCGTAATACGTTAGATGTAAGTGGTGGCATAATTCTCGGTTCCGGATCAAACTTGACGTGGGGGAATGTTTACGGTGCAGGTATTCCTACAATTATTGGAAGCAGTGGTACACTGCAGTTTTATCCAAATGGCTCGACATCTGGAGAATCTGTTCGTATTGATTCTTCAGGAAAACTTTTAGTAGGAACTTCTAGTTCTTCAGGTTCTGCGCTATTGCAAGTACAGGGAACTGTTTCAGATAATGCTGGAAGTATTCGTAGTATTCCGCAAAATTCGCAAACAACTGGTTATACGCTTGTTGCCGGAGATAATGGTAAGCACATCAGCATCACAACTGGTGGCGTAACTGTTCCCGCATCTGTCTTTTCAATTGGAGACGCTGTAAGCATTTTTAATAATTCTGGAAGCAGCCAGACCATCACGCAGGGCACCTCGGTTACGCTTCGTCAAGGGGGTACAGCAAATACAGGTAACAGAACATTGGCTCAGTATGGAGTAGCTACAATTCTCTGTATTGCTAGCAATAACTTTGTTATTACAGGAGCGGGTCTAAGCTAATGTCTGTTATTTTGCTGTTTTTAGCAACAGATTCTGGTGCTGCGGCCCTTACAGTCACCTACTTAGTTGTTGCGGGCGGCGGTGGTGGTTCGTCAGGTGGCGGTGGTGCTGGCGGCTATCGAACAAATAAAACAGGACAATCTTCTGGTGGCGGAGCTTCTGCGGAAACAGCACTTACTCTTGCTCCAGCAACTAATTACACCGTAACTATAGGTGCGGGAGGAACAGCAGGTACGGGTAGTTCAAATGGCACAAGTGGAAGCAACAGTGTATTTAACACCATCACATCAACAGGTGGTGGCTTTGGTGCTTATGCAAACTTCAGTCCTGCTGGAACAGGTGGTTCCGGCGGCGGTGGCGGTTGCGGTGGATCAAACAATTTAGGTGGTTCTGGGACAACTAATCAAGGTTACGCGGGTGGTAACAATAATAATACTCTTCCGGCTGCAGGTGGTGGTGGTGCTGGCGCTGTTGGTACCAGTAACGCAAACTCAGCAGCAGGTGGTGCAGGTGTAAGTAGTGACATAACTGGCGCCGCCGTTACACGTGCAGGCGGCGGTGGTGCAGGTGGATATTCTGCTGGCTATTCCCCAGGCGGTGGGGGGAGTGGTGGTGGTGGAGCAGGTGCCGATTCAGGCGGAACAGGCACTGGTGGTACGTCCAATACCGGTGGCGGTGGTGGTGGTGGGTACTACTTGAATGGCGGTGGCGGTGGAGCAGGCGGTTCAGGTGTCGTCATCCTGCGCTATCCGTCAACCTACACAATTTCCAATCCTGGTGGCGGATTAACTTACACAACTGCTACAGTTTCTACAGATAAAGTCACAACTTTCACCGCAGGCACCGGAACTATTCAATTTAACTGATGAAAATGGCTCATTACGCATTTTTAGATGACAATAATATTGTTACCGAAGTTATCGTCGGTAAGAATGAAAATGAAGATGGTGTTGATTGGGAACTACATTACGGAAAATTTAGGAATCAAGTTTGCAAGCGTACCAGCTATAACACTTGTGGCGGAGTTCATTTAAGCGGCGGAACACCTTATCGCAAAAACTATGCAGGCATTGGGTACAGCTATGATGCTGATCGTGATGCATTTATTGCTCCACAGCCATTTAAAAGTTGGATTTTAGACGAGGCATCCTGCATTTGGGTACCGCCAACACCATATCCAACTGATGGGGGTAGGTATAAATGGGACGAAAGTGCCTTGGAATGGGTTATTGATGATTAAATAAATCTTACATATTTTAAAGAAAAACGGATACATCATAAAGAAAACCCTCCTAGCCGAAGGAAGCTAAGGAGGGTTTTCTCATCCATACCACGTTGGGAAACAGTGGAGTATTTATTTTACTCTGTTTCCTTGTTTTCTGAGAGGATCGTCGGGTAATCACGGAACTTTTGGTCAGAACCACGTACTGCAATCCCTTTGAAGAACAATCGACCGTTCTTACTAAAGGTAGAAACGTGATCCAAATCCAGCTGGTTCTTACAGCAATCTAGTAATAGGTTAACAAACCGTTTCTGCCCGACTGCCTTGGAGCCAGTGCTTTCGCAATATTCACAGTAGGAAGGATAGAGATGACTGCTGCTGTTGTAATAACGCTCAGGCTTCTCTTTATCTGTATTGGGAATTTTCTTACCAACAGCAGAAACGTGACCATCAGCAGCAACACATTCAGATTGAAGAAATTCAATCAAGTTATTGCTATTAAGGAGGATATTATTTCGTACTTTACGTAAAGCAGGCACCATTTGTACCGTATCTAGCAGATACTGACGCATTTCCTGCTCTCTCATAGCAAGCACCCAGTTCACTAAGCCTGGTAAATAATCTTTCCAGTAACCAGTGATACGACCCTGATCAATCTTGATCATGTCACGTGCTTCTGAACTCTTATCGTATAGCTTCCTATTAAATTCGACTGTTAAGCGACGACGAGCCAGACCGCTGGTATTATCCGTAGTTTGAATTGGTTCGTTGGCAACCACCATCACCATGCCGGTGTAGATGAACGGTTCGCCTACAGCCTTTAGCTTTTCTTCATAACGTAAGGAGTCACCGCCGGTCAGTGCTTTAAAAGTTTGAGCAGAACCACCGTAACGCTCAGAATCATTGATCAGTGTTAGGCGCTTACCTTTGATGGAAGAGAGCTCGAACCGACTCTGCTCCAGCTGATTAAGCGTGGTGCTGGCGTAATTTCCTAGGCCAACAAGGGCGCAACAGAGGTTAGCAAAAGTGGATTTTCCTCGTCCACCAGGACCAATTAATTCGAGAAAGCGTTGCAGTTCATTACCTTTACCGACAAGACAAGCACGTAGCCATGCCCGAAGAACTTGCACACGAGATTCATCGCCATATTGGCTACGGAATAACCACTCAACAATTGGCCCTGGATCTGTGGTCGGGTCGTAATTGAAATCTAGACCCCAGGTCATGTAATTTTTGGGGCTATGATCACGAAAATCTCCGGTATCTAGCTCCAGAACCCCATTACGGAATGCAAGTAAAGAAAGATCGTCTTCCCAACAGTAATTGACAAGATGCCCCTGCAGGAGGGTACAAACGTCATTGACTAGATTTGTAGTGTATCCATTGGGGAGTCCAAGGTTGCAGAAGATGAACTGCACTTCCTGTTGGAAAGCCTTGCTGTGCTCTTGCCTTTCCCAAATACCATTGCGCTGGTTGTAATGCAGGTAGGTGTCGTATTTAGCGTCATAATGCCAGCCAATAGCTTGCAATAAAGGAACAATGTGGTCAGCGATAGCAGAAGCGGGAGGGTTACGGCAACCCTTCTTTGGCTCTTTATGGAACACACTGCAGCTACTGCCGCCCATACCGTGTTTTTCTTTTTCTTCATCAGAGCGTTCGTCATCATCAAAATCCTCCATACCACCGGCCATGCCGATGAATTGATCTAGGGACATGGCATTAGGTGGCATTCCTAAGCCAGCAATGATCATACGAGCAGCTTGGGCCCCGTGTTCTGCCTCTACCTTTTTAACAACGTTTTCAACGCTAGGAACCTCAAATCCGCCATAGCTGACGTAACCGTCTTCCTTTGCTTTAGCACGTAAGGTTTGTAAACCCCTTGCCCCCTCTGGGGAGTGACCACCGGGCAGACGTTCAAAACTGCTCCATTTTTCTTCGCAACAACCATCTTCAAAGTGATCAGATTGAGCCGACCATTGGATCCACTGCTCAAGAAAATC